AACTAAATATTAAAGGAGTACAATGTGACTTCTTTGATGTAGTTGATGCAATGAAACTATCATTTCCTTTAGGGTTAGCATTAAAATACTTTCGTAAGAAAGGAGATGTGCAGAAACAATTAAATGACCTTGATAAGTGTATAGAATGTATAAAAAAAGAACAAGAATTTTTAAAAAACCAACTAGAAAAATCTTTTTAATATGGAGAATGTTGAAGTAAAAGTAGGAGATAGAGTAAGATTTATCGGAAGTAATCACGAAGGATTTAATTGTTATTATGCTACAAAAGTGTGTGAGCAAGGTGAAGAATACACAGTAGATACAGTAAATATAGATACTTTTAAATTAGTAGAAGATACTTTTAAGTATAATCTTAATAAATCTCAATTTGTAGTAATAAACCCAAAAGATTGTATAGTTATAGGCTCTTCTACATTATTAGAAGCTTTTGTAAAAGAATGTGATGTACAATGCAGTAGTGTTTGTTTTACATCCCCTGCATTAGTATTTATTTGGGGAGATTCTTATGGGGCAGCAAGTTATGATTATAAAATAGCTGATACAATTGGTGATGATAGTGTTTTCTCATTACCTGAAGATTGGTATAGAGCAACTGCATTTATAAAAAATAATAAACGCCCTAGTTATGTAGTAGGAGATGTAGTAGTTATTATTGCAAATACATCACTAAGCTGTAACCCTATAGGAACAGTAGGAGTAGTAGTAGATGGTAATAATAATGCTGTTAAAGTAGAAGCAGGTTTAGGTAGTAATAACTGGCATCCAGTAACAGATGTTAGACGAGCTATAATATCATAACATGCGTTTAATGCGAAATATGATAATAGTATTCCTGTTATGTTCAACATTTCCCCTAAATAATTATAAGTTACCTGAAGATAATTCATTAACTTTAACTAATGTATGGAAAGAGATTAATAAAGCAGGGATATTGTTCCCTCATATTGTATACGCACAATGTAGACTAGAAACAGGTAATCTACATTATATTCATAATAATAATTTATTTGGGTTTACTTCTAATAAATATATACAGTTTAATGATTGGAAAGAATCAATAAAATTCTATAAACAATGGCAAGTAAAATACTATAATGATGATAATTATTATGAATTTCTGAAAGATATTAAATATGCAAGTGATAAAGATTACATAACAAAATTAAAAAAATTTTAATAATACACATTAAGAATAATATGACAAGAGACTATTATAAAGTATTATATGTAGGTAGAGCAGGTAATGGTAAGACATATAGTTTTAGAAATATGAATCCCTTAACAACAGGATTTGTAAATATAGAAAATAAACCATTACCTTTTAAAAATACTTTCAAATATCATGCAAGACCTAATACAATTAGTGAAATTAAAACATCATTATCAGAATACTCTAAAAATCCTGAAATTACATCTATTGTAATAGATAGTTTTAGTGCATTTATAGATATTCTATTAAGTGAGTGCAGAGCTACTAAGAAGGGTTTTGATGTTTGGAGTACCTATGCTGAAGAGATAGGTAAATTTCTTAATTTCATTAAAAGGATTGAAAAGGAAGTATTCATTACTGCCCATTATGAATGGTTACAGGGTGAAGAAGGAGTTAAAGAGAAGAGAATTAAAGTTAAAGGTAAAGAGTGGGAAGGACTAGTAGAAAAGGAATTTACTATAGTATTATATTCTGATATTACAGTAGATGATAAAGGCAAACCTCATTACTATTTTAATACTTTTCAAGAAAATTCTTCTACAAAGTGTCCACCAGGTATATTTGGTGAAGATGTACTAGTTATTGATAACGACAGTAATTATGTACTTAATAAAATTTTAGAATTCGTTAAATAATAAATTAAATTAAACACACATGAAAGAAGTAGTAAAGATTACAAGAACAGGTATTACAGCAGATGTTACAGCTAACATGACTCGTAAAGAAATGGCTGAAAAGTATGGTATTTCTGTACAAAGAGTGGCTAAAGTATTGGCACAAGCAGGAATGAAAGGCGTTAGAGTACAGAATCCAGGGTTTATCTTCATTGATGATACTCTACCTGAAACTCCTGAAGTAACTAGAGTAGAATCTGTAACAAATGATGGCCCTAATTATGCAGGAATGGCACAGATGTAATATTAACAAATCATTAACAAATATAAACTTTTTAAATATAAAAACATATGGCATTTGAAGTAGGAACACCACAGGAAGCAAGGAAACTTTATACAGGACTTGGAGATGTATCGGTTATTATGATTAACCCAACATTGACAGAATTAACAGCGAAGGGAATTAACTTCAAAGAAGAGCCTGTTTATACATCACTTGCTGATAGTGGACATAAAAAGGTAAGATTAGATATTTGGGTATCTCATCCAATTGTAGGTAACAGCAAAGTATCTTTCTTTCTAGAAGACTTTAGTAAGGAAAGTTCAGCAGGTAACCAACAATATATTAATGATTTTGGTCAAGCTACTTGGGGTAAATCACCTGAAGATGTAATGGCTCGTCTAACTTGGTATAATTCTAAAGGAATTAGACTCGCTAAAGGTGGAGAGCCTGAATTAGTAGACTTTATTAAAAACCTATTCTCTATTAATAAAGATGCAGAAGCAGGTATTGATAGCATGACTAAATTGTTTAATGGTGATGTATCAGAACTGAATAAAATCTTCTCTGCTCATAAAGAAAGGCAAGTACAAGTTCTCTTTATTGTTAAAGAATCAAAGGGAGAATGGTATCAGAATATTTATGCTCGTTATTTCTCTCGTGCAGGTAGTAAAGCTACAAAATATTGGAATACCCATTTTACAGGAAGTACTGCTACAGTAATCTTTCAGGATAGTTATCTCTTGAAAGAATTCAATGCATTAGAATATACTACTCCATCAGAAGATGCAGGAGCAGAACACGATGCTTGGAAATAAATAAGTTTTAGGGAGTATTCTTTATTTTATAGTGTGTAAGGGGTACTCCCTAATTATTAATAATTAAGATATGTTTGATATAAAAGAACCATTAACATTAGAGAATGTTTTAAGTAAAGTTAGTGAATATGATATATTTAAAGCATATTGCCCTAATTTTAAGGAAGTAGATAAAAAGTTTATTGCTGAATTGAATAGAAGTAAGAAAGAAGACTACCCATCAGCTAATATTACCTATTATAAGGGTAAGCTATGGTACAAAGACTTCGGTAATTCAGATAAAGCAATGGATTGTTTCAGTTACATTCAAGCAAAGTATAATTTATCATTTGTTCAAGCTCTAAGTACTGTTAATTTAGATTTTAATTTGGGATTACAAAGTTATGAAATACATCGACCAAGTTTAAATTACATAGGATTGCCAGACATAAAGTTCTTTATAAAAGAGAAGGAGTCTACTCTAATCAGACCTAAGTTTAGGCAGTGGTTAAAAAGGGATGTTGAATATTGGGCTGTCGAATTCTCAATACTAAAACCTACTCTAGACCTTTATGAAGTTAAACCTGTGCAATGGTACTTATTGAATGATAAGTTTATACAGTGTGAGAATTTAACATATTCTTACTTAATTAATAAAGAAAATGGGATTAATTATTATAAAATATATTCACCTAATAGTAAAAGCTTCAAATGGATTACTAACTGTAAGTCGAATCAATATCAGGGACTTAATCAGTTGAAGCAATCAGGTGAATTATTAATTATTACAAAATCATTGAAGGATGTAATGGAGTTATATCAGCTGGGATATAATTCCATTGCTCCTTCCAATGAGGCTGTAGAAATAGATGAGGGTTTTATGCAGTCTATGAAGAATAGATTCAGTAAAATTATTCTATTATATGATAATGATGATGCAGGAATAAGGGGGGCAGAAAAAATAACACACCGACATAATATTGATAGTATTATTATACCATATAATTATGGTACAAAAGATTTGAGTGATACTATTCAGAAATATGGAGTAGATAAAGGAAGAGAAATAATGAAAGGATTAATAAATGGAATATACATATGAAGTAACACAACCTGCTACAACTTATTTCAGAGGAGAAATAACAGTACAGGCAATTGATGCACAAGATGCTATTGATTTGATAAAAGGTCTTACGGAAACTGAATTGGAAGAATCTTGTACAGATTGGGAATTAGCAGAATGTGGAACTGATGCTAATGGTTTAATTGAAGTATGGAGTGATAATGGTGAACAAATTAGATAAATATGGGAACAGTTGATAATAATCCAATAGCAGTAGTAAAGAAAAAAAGACCAGATTTAGCTGCTAAAAGGCAACAAAACAAGCAAGATTTAGTTAACGAATTAATCTGGCAAATGAAGAGTAATATTTATGAGTGGGAGGATTATCTTTTACAACTTGCTGAAGAAGCTTTATTAAAAAGGAGTCAAAAAGACTTAAAAGAAATACTCTATGGGGAGTAATGAAATATTTATTCCAGGTAACATCCCCTCACTAAAGAACAGTAAAATAATGGGTAAATATCCATCTAAAACTGTTCAGAAATGGTTAAGAACATTTGGAATACAACACTATTCTTCAGGTAAGAAAGAAGTTACTTACTTTAAAAGAATACCTAAGATACATAACTTTGCTGAAATAGTTGCACCTATTAAGAAGTATCAGGATTATCCTTTATTAATGGAATTTCATTTTGTTAGGAATAGTAATAGGATGTGGGATTTTGGAAATGCCTGTCAAATTTTACAGGATATGATGGTAGCACATGGTGTGATACCTGATGATAATGTCAATTACTTACTACCATTTCCTATGTTAAGAGATGGTAAATATTGGAGTTATGATAAAAATACTCCTGGTGTATGGATTAAAATTTTATAAAATAATATGAAGAAAATACAAGCAATACTAGAAGGAATATACAATAATGATTCCTTAAGAAAAACAATAGTACCTTTATTTATAGGTAAGACGGGTCTTGGAAAGACAGTAGTAATAGAGCAATTTGCTAAAGATAAAGGAGTTAAACTAGTACAACTAATAACCTCTCAAAGAAACCCATTTGAAATTTCAGGTTTAGGGATGCCTGATAAAGATACTAAAAGAATGTCTTTCTGGGATTTTGATACTTTATTAGATATGAAAGATGGGGATATACTATTCTTTGATGAGTTGTTAAACGGTAATCCTGTAGTATTAAATGCTTGTTTAACTTTATTAGAAGGAAGGCAAATGATTTCAGGTAAGAAACTACCTAATATTATGATTGTTGCTGCTGCTAATCCAGAAGGAATGATGCCATTAACACCTCAAATTAAAGAAAGGTTTGTGTGGTATAATACATCATTTGATCCTAAGATGTGGACTGATTATATGTTTAATAAATATATGTTAATTAAACCTATAGCAAATAAATTAGTAACTCTTATACAAAATGAGGATTTTACTAGCAATAACTTTAATACTCCTAGAAGTATTGATAAAGCAGTAAATATGATAATTAATGATGTTTCTACTCCTTATGAAGCAGTAGTTAAACCAATTCTAAATACATTAATTGAGAATAAGGTAAGTAAAACAGTTAAACTAGAGGGAGACAATGAATTGGTAGCTAATGAACAAATCTCATGGTTAGACTTAATTAAAATTAAATTAAAGAAAGATGGAATTATTAACAAGTAAAAAATTTAAACTTCCTATTCTGTACTTTATTTCTGACAGAACAGAGATTAAATTGTTACCCGTGGGTGTGCCGTTCATATTTGCTGGTGAAGGTACGAAATCTCATATAATTAGAATACTAGAATTTGAGATATTGTATCAAAAAGCTATTTCAACAGGATTACCTTTTAACTTTAAAAGAATACTATTAGAAGCAGGGTACGAGGATTTAAAAGATTATTGGTGGAATCATACTGTTTATATTGATTATGCAACAGGAGAAGATGTAGGTGATGGGTATTTTGAAGAGATAAAGAGTATTAGTGATGATCCTACTTTATATAATCAGTTTATAAAAGATTCTACTGTTTATGTAGATATTAAGAAAATTAAGGGTCTTAATTTATTTCCTATATGGTTAGATAAGATTGAAGAAGCTATATCTACTAATATTCATAATTTTGCTGTATATAATCCAAATATGTACAATAAAAAACTGGATGGTATGTATGGTAGTTTAGATTTAGTATCTCCTGATAGGAATCTTATTATTATTGATATATCAGGTAGTATTCCTAAAGGAGTATCAACTACTTGTTTAGCATTAGGTAAAAATTTAGCTGAATCTTTTTATACAGATTTATTAATTACAGGTAGTAAATCCACATTGTATTCTTATGAGAATTTACATGAATTGAATGTAAATACTATTTATGAGGAGAATGATATGGATAATGACCAGGTGTATTTTAAGAAGTTAGTAACTTCAGATGTTAAACACTACAAGACTTGCGTGTGTTTTGGGGATAATCATCATCCTGGTCATAAATGGATTAATCAATATAATGTAGGTTCTTCATTTATTAGTGATGAAGATGGTAAGAAGATGTGTAAGTGGAAAGTAGATAAAATAATATCATTTCATACTACATCAAGTAGAGAATTAGCGGGGTATGCTCGTTGGTTTGATGTTGAAAAAAGGAATATAGAACATATTAAAGATTGGATTATTTATTTAAACAAGTAACAATTTAAAACAATTAAAACTATGAGTAAAATTTTTGTAAAAAGTAGTGATTTAAAATTAGTGAATGGCGGATACTGCGTTGTTGGGAAAGAACAAACTCCTGTATTTAATGCAGAGTTTATGGCAGTTCAGAAACATGCTGAATGGGTAGTAACATTTGCAGAGAAGGCTAAAGGTAAGGATTTTGAAGGTAAGAAAGCTGATAGTATTGCAGATGTTAAAGCTGAAGTTGCTAAAGCATTGGCTAGTAAAAAACTACAGTATGTAACTCCACCTACAAAAGTAAAAGGAGATTTGACAGATAAATTAAAAGCAGAAGCATTAGCTTTTATTAATTTCAATGGAGAAACTACAAAGGTAGAGAAGATTAATGAGTTTCTACAGGGATTTAATATCCTCCAAGAATTCGAAGAATTTGGACTTTATTTCTCACAAGATATTTGTAAACTTAACAAGGTTTACAGTATGAAAGAGGTTATAGAGGCAGTAACATCAGTAATTGATTTACTAAACTAATATTAAACAGGGGTTGGTAGAAATATCAACCCCTTAACTTTAAACTATGAAAGAACATATAGATTATATAGTAGATTATTTAAAAAATCAGCCTATTAAAGGTTGTATCACAGGAAGTTGTTTGTTAGGTTATTTTGATAACCAAGATGTAGATTTGTTTGTTTATGATGAAAAGTCTTTTAATAAGATACTATTTAATCTACATTACAATGATAAATTTCTTATTTTAGACCCTCTTGAACAATGGAAATTAGATCAATATCTCAATAAAGAATACAACAATAAAGCATCATTTGGAATTACAACCATCAAATTCATATACAACACTTGCGTCCCCGTTAACATTATATACAAAAAGAATTGCAATAACATTTTTACAGTATTATCAAGCTTTGATATTGATATAATAGCTAAAGGTTATGATATACAAACACAGCAATATCTGGATTTATCAGAGCATTTACCTGATAACAAAGCTAGTTGGAATAAATGGAATGTTAACTTTTATGACCCGGATTTGTGGCAAATTAGTAGGATTCTAAGACAACTAGAGAGAGTTATTAAGTATCATAAAAGAGGGTATAATACTGATGCTGTATGTCTAAAATACATTGAATTAATTGATGATATGCAGAAGTTTCAGGATATATTTAATTCTGATAACTTTAGTGAGAGATTAAAGATTAAGAAAAATAACACTAAGATTGTGAAGGCAATTTGTGAGGCTTGGTTGAAGAGCCATAAGATAAGTGAGGAGCAATTAGAGTTATTGAAAACTAAAATTAAAGAAGTATAAAATGGGAGAAATAAGTATAGATGATTTGTTGAATGCATTACAAAACCCTGATACCCCAAGTGGTACAGGTACATTAGAGAATAATAGTGATACCTGGAGAAGGATTGGTGAGAAAGATAGGTTTGATGAATTAGGATTAACTGGTGGTGAGTTAAGTGATTTCTTAACTGAATGGACTGCTGCAAATCCCTACGAAAACATTTAATATTATAGATATGAAAACAGGAAAGACATTAGTAAGGGAGTTTATAAAGAATAATGGATTGGACTTTAGTGGGTTAGGTAGTGATTTAAATGGTAATTGTGTTGTACTAGCAGGATTTATTTGCCATATAACTGTAGGTTCTTCTGCTGGCAGAGGGCTTATAACTGATTTAAAACTACCCAAAGAAGCAGAAGAGGAGTTATCAAGAGTATTTGAATATGCTTATGCTAATGACTATGCAAACTTTTGGGAAACACCTAATGCTAAAGAATTATATATATTCTAATGCGTAGTTTCTTACTAAAAGATGGTAAACCCCTAATTAAGTGGGGTTTACTTCCAGATAATACAATGTATCAAGGTAAAGTACCTGAAGGTTATGATTTAGCTGTTAATCCACATCATCCATATATAGTGGTAGATGTAGATAGACATGGTGATAAGGATGGATTCCTTAATATACCTGAGCATTTAAAAGCTGAATTAGAATCTACATTCCACTATCCTACAAAACATAATGGAATGCATTACTGGTTTTATTATTCTGGAGATAAATCTTTAAGTAATAAAGCTAGTAAATTTGGAATAGATTTAAGAACAGGTAATCAAAAGTTTAATAAAAACGAATGGACTCACGGAGGTTATGTTAAATGGCATCCTAGAGATACTATTAATATAATGAATGAATTACATAAAGTAAATAAATCCTCATTAAATATGAATAATTGGATTGAGGAATTGTTTGCTTATAAAAATAAAATATAAAGTATGGAAAATACACAATTTCAAAATATAAGTTTCATTAGGGCTATCCCTTTACCACCTAATTCAGATAATATGAGGGGGTATCAATGTTTACCCTATATGACTATTATTGATTCTATTAAAGAGGAATTAGATAAACAAGGAATATCTATAATTAATGAAAATTATAAAATTGCGAAAGATGGTAAGCAGGTTTATGGTAATATTATAACAGATATGAATGTTGATGGTGAAATGGCTGCTGCTATTCATTGGGTAAGTAGTTATAATAAGAGCAAGAGATTTGAAATTAATGCTTCAGCCTTGGTTCTTGTTTGTACTAATGGAATGATGAGACAAAATACATTTGCTTCTGCTAAAAGGAAGCATGTGGGTACTATAGAATATGAAGTACCTTTTATGATTGAAGAGGCTGTACAAAATCTTGAGAAAGAGTATATGCAGTTAATTGAAGCTAAAAGGCATTTGGAATCAATTGAAACTAATCAACGGTTGATAGCTGAAATAGGGGGTAGGTTATTCTTAGAAGAAAGTCTTTTAAGTCCTACACAATTATCCAGGTTTAAGTCAGAGAATGAGAGAAAGACTAATCCATTTAATAATGGTAATGTTTGGGGATTATATAATAATTTAACAGAGTCTCTTAAACTATCTCACCCTACTGAATATATGGATAATCATATTAAGCTACATGAGTTTATGATGAATGAATTCTAATTGGGGAAAATAAATGATAAGTAAAGAGATAATTGGGACAGAAAAACAGGTTATGCTAGAAATCCTTGATGGAAATAGTATCCAAGTAAGTGCAATTGATTGCTCAGTAGATACAAAAGCTAATGGAGTAATTAAAGAAGTTACATTTAATGGGGTAATTTCCTATAAACTAAATGAAAAGATAGCAGTAGACATAAATGGAACGAAACACTCTTATGATATAACCAAGATTACAAAAGTATCTAATACATCTTTTATTATTTTAAATACAATACCCACTAAAACTAAACATTTTTTATTACCTACATTAGGAGATTTTAATGATAATTTTTCAGTAAATTCTTTATTGATTAATTGTTATTTATCTCCTAGTAAAGGTAGTCTTATATTACTTTATAGATTTATTGCAGGAACTCAATTTAATTTATTAGATAAATATCTAAGAAATAGTGAGTTATTTAAAGAATCTATAAACGCATCTTATACAACTATAGCTTATGAAATGTTAATTCCTTTTCATTATAGTAAGGATATTGAAATATTCTTAAAAGGTAAGTATTCTGAATTGAGTGATAGGCTCAAGAAAAGAATACTTGCCTTTCATAAACTAAATTATATGGGAGAAACAGCAAAAATTCTATATAAAAATAGTGAGTATAGAAAACAATTAAGTATAGATTTAGGAGTAGAGTTAGTAGAAGGAGCTGAATTACATTCTATACCTTTACTATCAACTGAAATATATAAGGGGGAGTAATCCCCCCTATTTTAATTTATACCTTATAGGGTATATTTATACTACTATACTTAATAACTATACCCGTAAAGGTATAAAAATAACACAATTAAAATGAATAAAATACTTATAATAGAAGATGGAAAAGACTCTGTTGATATATTTATTAATGATGGAGGATATGCTTATTGCTGGATAGGTGAGAGAGGTGGATATATAATAGAGTATTATCAAGGAAGAATAGATATAAAAGTAGATTATGATAATCTTTATGAAGATGTTGCTCTTAATAATAATTATAATAATTATAGAAGAACTTACAGAAAAGATGCTAAATTTAATACTGTTTTAAAGAATGTTGTTAATTGGCTTGTAGCAGGTAGTTCTTTAAATGATTTTGAAATTACAACTATAGAATCTTCAGAAAAAGATTATGATATTGTAAATAACTTTCTTAATATAAAATAGAAAATGTCGAAATATAATTTTATGAGCCATTACTATAAATCTATAGGAAAACTTACAAATAAGAGGAATAAATTAGAAAATAAAATAGAAAAAAATAAAAGAGGAATAAGTGAAATAAACATTGAACTTGATTTATTACAAAGAGATTTATGGTATTATGAACTTTATGAAAAATAAATTATGAAGCTAAAGCAACTATTAAAAGATATAGATGGTGTATTTATACCACCTAAGAAAAGCTATTATTTAGGTAAATTAAGGCATGGAAGTCCATACTTTTATCCTAGAAACTTTGTTAGTAGTTTTATCTATCTTAGAAGATTGAGGTTTAAAACCCCAGAACAAGTAGAGGAATATGAGAAGAAGTGTGCTCATCTAGTTAAGTATAATGATAACTATAAATTTAGTAATTTACCAATGGTTAGAAGGTCTTTTAATAAGATATTTAAACTGTTTAGTAGTTATTGGTATATTGAAATAGGCTATCCTATTAGAATTCATAGTAACGAATTAGGTTGGAAAGATAAATGGGATTCACCTCGCTATGAATGGAGTCCTGCTTTTTATATATTCTTCTTTAAATGGCAGTTCTGTATATGGTGGAATTCACCTATTGAATACAATGATAAATATTATGAACAAATCTTATGGTATATATGTTATTCAGGTAAGGATATAAAGAAGGCTAAAGAAACATGGCCCTGGCAAAGTGTCCCTTCAAAAGAATCAACATGGGATGATAAATATTTAATATAATGGAAAAGAAAAAGAAATATAAACTTTCTAGTACAGAATTAATAGATTTATTAATTGATAAGGAGCTAGAGCCTTATGGAGTTACTTGTGAGGAGATGAGAGCATTACCTGAAGGTAAGATTAATGGGGTACATTGGTATCAACATTATACTTTTAATACTCCTGAAGAATATAATGCATGGAAAGAATTCTGTATAGATATATTATCTAAACAAATTACCCCTAAATTACATAAATCTATAGTAGAAAGAGAATTTGCTATGCTAGATTTAATGTGGGGATTAAAAAGAAACTACGAATGAGTGGAGGAGCATTTGACTATAAGCAATATCAGTTAGAATATATAGCTGATGAAATAGAGCAGTTAATTGAAATTAACGGTACTAAACGTGAATCTAAAGAATCTTGGGAAGATGAATTTCATTATAAATACCCTGATGATATAATTGAAAAGTTTAAAGAAGCTATTAAATACCTAAAATTAGCTAAGATTTATACACATCGTATAGATTGGTTAGTATCAGGTGATGATGGTGAACAAAGTTTTAGAGAAAGATTAGAAGAAGATTTGGAGAAAATATGAGTAAAGAAAAATTAGTAATAATTGATGCTGATTCATTGATATACTCTTCTTCAAAAGAAACTTTGGAGGAGAGTATTCAAATATTGAATGAAAAGATACAGAATATTTATGATAAAACAGAAGCAACACATTCAATATTCCTAATATCCAAAGGTAAATATTTTAGACACGATGTATTCAGTGGATATAAACAGAATAGGGGGAAATATACAAGTACTCTTAAATGGTTAAAAACATTAAAGTGTTACCTTGAAGAAAATTACAATGCTTATTGGATGAAAGGTGCGGAAGCAGATGATATTGCTGCATGGTTAATGAATCAAACTATCTGTTCAGATACAATTAGAATTGAAACTAAGGAGACTTTTGAGTCAGTAAATTGTATTTTACAGGAAAGCGGTGAATCACCTGTAGAATTTAACCAAATTGATGTGGTTTTAGCTGCTGTGGACAAAGATTTAATTAAATCCATAGTAGGAGTCCATTTCAACTATAGTTATGTCCTAGAGGATAAAACCAAAGCAGAATCAGTTATTAAGGGTTCATGGGTTACTACTTCAGAATCTGATGCTAGAGGTTTCCAAAGAGGACAACTTGTTTTTGGAGATGTAGGAGATGGAGTAACAGGAATTCCTAAGAAAGGTGAAAAGTATTGGGAGAAGATGTGTTTAGCAGGTAAAGTTAATTTAACTGATATACTAGAAGAGTATATTATACATTATGGAGAATCACAAGGTATCTATGAATTTCAAAAGAATTATAGATTACTGCATTTATTGAGTACTGATGCTGATTTTATGCAGGAAATAGGGGAATTACCTGCATTTCCAACAGTTAATTTAATTGTTAAAGAAATAAAAATAGAATATATATAAATGAATAGCGTAAGTAGTGTATATTCCTTAGTAAGAAGAACAATAGCAGAACTGACGGGTATTGAGGTATATCAACTTAAAGGGAGAAGTATTAAAGAGGTAGATGCTAAATGGCTTTTTGCTAAAGGAATATACTACTTATTCTATACATCTGGAGAGTTAGAGTACTTACCAAGACCTTATTTATATGATATATCCTATCAATTA